TGCCGCTCCTGCCGCTCCTGCCGCTCCTGTCGTACCGCAAGCCCCAGTTATCCCTGCGCAACAAGTGGTACATACACCGGCTGCTCCTGCCGCCCCAGCCGAAGCTGCTGCGAACTTCTTGAGTGGTAATACCGCTATCCCAGCGCAACCATCCGCAGAGTCCGTAGCCCAACTGGTACAACAATCCGCAGCGATTGTTCAAGGCCACTAACCCAACAGGGGGCTTATGCCCCCTACTTAGATAAGGAATCTACCATGTCTGAAAAACAACATCTGCTCGCCCCACTGACCGATGGCCGTGAGCCAGCCCGCTTCACACAAGTGGAAGCCAAGACCTACGAATGTATTACCGATGACGAACTTCCTGAATGGCAACGTGAGTTCTCGAAATGGACTTGGTACACACAAGCTCCAATGAGCGTATGGAATCAATACGTCGGTGTAGCCCAACAAACTGCTACCAAAATCGTACACGGTGGCCGCGTCAAACTCGAAGACGACACCATCGAAGCCGTCAAGAAAGTTACTGCCGCGCTTATCCACTTGTTTAACAACGGCGTTTTGCCCTGTTCCGACCGTAAGGCTTTCGCAGGCATTTTGAAAGTTGGTATGGATGCGATAGACTGGCAGAATTTTTACGCTTGGTATCAAGCACAGCAACCAGTACAGCAACAATACGAACAGCAGAACGTAGAGGGCGAGTAACCGCTCTCGCGGTAGGAGCGGAAAATGTACCACCAATTTTTACAAACAGTTGTCAGCCCTAATGGTTGGAACTGTATTACGGAAATCCACCCGCGTCAGGACGACCCCAGTCGGACGTGGGCGCGTAATAACCCGATACAGTTCAGCAACGCCGAAGCCACAGACGCATTCATTCAAGGACTTCAGCAACGCGCCGTCGAGACCTACTTCGGCTTGGCGAGCTACGCACAAGTACCTGCGGATGGTAAAGGCTTTCGCGCACAGACCAACGTGCTGGCACTGCGGTCGTTTTGGTTGGACATCGACGCAGGTGCTGCCAAGTACGCCAAGCATGGCGACACTGTGTACCCCACACAGGCGGCGGCACTGGAAGCGTTGAACGACGAGATAGCCAAAGGCGTACTTCCCAAACCAACCTATGTGGTATCAAGCGGCGAGGGGCTTCATGTGTATTGGTGTGCAACCGAGGACATCGCCCCTGCCGAGTGGCTGCCTGCTGCGGATAAGCTGGGACAGTATTGCAAGTCGGTCGGTCTGCGTGTCGATAGCTCACGCACGACCGATACGGCGAGCGTATTGAGACCAGTTGGTACGGTGCATTTCAAATCCGGTAATCCTGTTGCCATCTCCAGCGTGGGGAATCTGTTTACCAAACAGCAACTGCTGTTGCAGTTCTCCGCGCTTCCTGTTGCGAACACACTGCGTGGTATGCAACAGACGTACAACCCGCTTGCCGGTCTCGGTGCGCCGCCTACGGCTATGCCTGCCGGTATGTCGTCCTCGATGGATGGCTTCGCAGAGTATAAGCCTGCCAGCTTCGGTAAGATTATCGACAGGCAGAAGTACGAGCGCACAGGCTGCGCCCAGTTGTTGTGGGCGTATGAGAACCAGCAGGACGCTGACGAGCCTACATGGTTCGGCGCGTTGTCCGTGGCACAGTTCTGTGTGACCGACCGTGAGGAATGGATACACAAGTTAAGCCACCTGCACCCAAGCTACACGCGTGGCGAGACAGAGGCGAAAGCCGCACAAGCCAAAGGCCCACGCAGTTGCGCCAGCTTCGAGGCCAACAAGCCCGACCTGTGCAAAGGCTGTCCGCACTATGGCAAGATTACCAACCCTATCGTGTTGGGGTACGAGCCGCAGAACCGTCCGACCATCGTCATCACGCCGGTAGGTTCAGACCACACGCAGACCGATACGTTCCTTGTGCCGGAGTTGCCGTGGGGTTTCTATCGTGGGCAGAATGGCGGCGTGTACACCGACATCCCTAAAGTCGGTCCGGATGGTAAGAAGTCTAAGGACGAGATGGTCGCATTCGAGGTATGCCGCCAAGACACCTACATCTTCGAGCGTGTCCGCGACGGCAGCAACAAGCAGTTGTACCTGTGCCGATACCACTCGCCCCATGACGGCGTGGTGGAGTTCCAACTGGACAACACCAACATCAACTCCCAAAAAGAGTTCAAAGATACCATCACAGGTGCAGGTCTGCCGATTGATGGTACAGAGCAATGGAAACAACTTATGAGCTTTTTCAACCGTTCGCGCACCAAGATGATTAATTCCCGCGCGGCTGTGACGGCAGTATCGCAAATGGGTTGGCAGGAAGATGGCAAGGACTTCGTACTGGGCGACGTGGTTATCACACGCACCGGCACACGACCTGCGCCGTTGGGCGACAGGGAAGTGGCGCGTAAGCACGCTAAGGCGTTCAAACCGTCAACCACCGGCGACGCTGCCGATGCACAGCTCGCGCTGTGGCGGGCTATCCTTGCAGAGATGTATGGTAGCAAGCAAGCAGTTGCCAACCAGTTCGTCATCGCTTCCGCACTGGGTGCGCCGTTCAGTTCCAAGTACGCACTTGAGAGTCACGCAGGTGGCGTTATCAGCCTAAGCTCTTCCGGCTCAGGTCGTGGTAAGACGTTTACCTGTCAGACTGCGTTGCGTGTGTTTGGCGACCCGTCGGCGGTTACGTTCAGTAGTAAAGATGGTACGACCATTGCCGGTTTGATGACGAACTTAGGCTACCTGAACAGTCTGCCGTTGCTGCGTGACGAAGTAACCGAGATGACACCTGAAGAAATCGTGAATATGGTTTACGACAGTACCCGTCTCGGCGACAAGGAACGCGCTCAAGGCAGCGACAACGACATTCGTGGCAACCGCAACACATGGCGCACGTTCTTCTATGCCACCGCCAACACCAGCCTATACGACATGGTATCCCAAGGACGCGATGTAGCCGACGGCCCAACCCGCCGTATCACGGAAATCAATATCCCCGAACTGGACTACCTGCGCGACAGCGACCATGCCCGACGGCTTGCACAACAACTGCATACCATCAAGGGTGTGGCAGGCCACCGCCTTATCGAGTGGCTCGTGAACAACGACGAGGCTGCGCGACAACTGTGGGACAACGTGTTGTCCTATTTCATCAAGCAGCACAACGTGACAAACGAGGAACGCTACTGGGTAAACCACTTGGTATCAGGCTGTGTCGGTGCAATCATCGGCGACCAGCTTGGCCTGTTGCCGTTCGAGCCGTCGGCCATCGTCGCTTACGCCGGCGAGCTGCTTGGACAACTCCGCGCCCGTGTCGGATACCGTGTGTTAGACCAGCAGGACTACTTGGCACAGTTCTTCGTGGACAACGCAGACCACACGCTCGTGATAGGCGCAGCGATGGAGGACGACTTCATATTGACCGGTTCTGAGATGCCGCGCAAGAGCGTGTACATCCGCACCGAGCCTGCCAACGGCATGGTCTATATCAACCCGTGGCTTATCAAGTCGTGGTGCGCCCAACGCCGTGTCGTGTTGGCGGACTTCGAGTACCAGCTTATCAAGCGTGGTGGTAAGCCTAAACAAGAGAAACGTATGTTGGCGAACACCGCCCATGCAGTAACCACTGACCCGCAGAAAGTGTGGGCAGTACCCATAACCACAGGAGAATCAGAATGACACTTATTGTGTATAAAGACGGAGTGCTTGCCGCAGACAGCGGTTGCACCCGCAACGACAGTCGAGAATTTGCCCGCAAGATTCGTACCCACCGCAACGGCATTATCGCGGTAAACGTCGGGTATAGTGGCAATCTCGATGCCATCGAACGGCACTGGCGTGAGGTGGTAAAACGCATTGACACCGGTAGTTATTCATTCATGGACGAATACCCGACCATGAATGCCGCAGGCATCGCCGTGGTAACGTGTAACGCACCCGAGCTACTGCCGTTCACGACAGAGAAAGAAATAGAAGCTGACCTGCGTACTTATGTGTTTACATTTAACTGCTTCGACCACGCAACCGGTAACGGCGTGTGGGTGCGTGACCACTCGCGTATGGTGTGTGAGGGCGCAGACTTCGCCACCTGTTCTGCGCTGGCTATCGACCACGTTGCCCCCCATCTATCAGCGACAGATATTATCTACGCCGTCGCAGAGGTTAACTCATCCGTAGATACCCGTTATGGCATCCACAAAGCCTCCAATATAGGCGTGGAGATGCAGTGCGACGCTATCTGCTTCCAACGTAAAGGTACTAACCATGAATAAATTTACCACCTCTATTATCCGCTTGGACTACGACAGGTCTGTGCCGTGGACCGATGTGCTGCGTATCACTCCGCTTGACCCAGTAATCAAAGACTTCGCCGGTGTCTGCGGTATCACACACGGTGTGGTACAACCCAAACAGTATGGTATCCGTCTGCGTGTCGGCAAGCGCGTCCTGCCTAAAGGCGCAGTGATGGCCGAAGTCGAACGCCTGCAAGCCGAGGATACCCGCGAGACACCGTTCCGCGAGCTTAAAGAGATTGCGTTGGAGAATGTCAAGACCCGTACCCCCATCTCGTATTACCATTACAATTTCCTGTTGTTCCGTACCAAGCACCGTCCGGAAAGCGTGTATATCGCAGGCTTCGGTCTGACCGACAAGAAGATGCTTGAGTGGCTGCCACTGGCAGAGGGCGAGTTCAAGACCACGTTGCTGAACTACCCTATCAGTTGTATCCTCGAAGCTGCTAAGTTCGGCAAGCCTGATATTGAGGGTTTCATCTTGGGCGAGCGTCGTAAGTTCGTGAACAAGGAGCTGGGTGTGTCAGCAAGCGGTGTGGTCGTTAATCCCCAAGCCCTTGCCTCCGCGCTCGGCGCGAACACAGTATGCACCGCAGTGGACATCGAGTTGGCCGTAGGCTTGGATGTACAGGTCTGTACCAGCAGCAACACCCTGACGGTGTACTACGAGGGCGAGGAATTTTTACCACGTTTCGACCTATCGCGCGAGCCTGACGACGTGGCAGCGGATATGGTAATGTACGCAGGTATTTTAGAAACCATCGTATATAAAATGGAAAGCCTCTAGTATGAAAACAATTACTCTGAATCTCATTACCGGCGGAACGGTCGATGTCGATATTGACGCAATCCAACACATCCAAGCGGAAGCCAAAGGCTGTACCGTAGTGGTACAGAGCGAGGGCGAGCCGCCGCAGTCATACCACGTTTATGAATCAATCAGCCGTCTGCGCTCATTGATGAAGTAAAATAAAAGCCCCTACGATGTAGGGGCTTTCTCTATCGGGTTATGCTTAATCAGCTTTCATCAAATAACCCAACGTAACACCTGCCAGCGATTGTACTTCTTCGCCGCGCAGTGTGTCATTCAAAGCGTCCTTAGCCAGCAGTTCGGCCAACGGCGCGTCAACAGTAGTGTCGTCAGACAACTTCAACTTCAAAGTCTTAGTCTTCTTATCGTACTCAGCACCGGCCAAGTGTACGTCCACAGTAGGCGCAGTAGGGGTAGCGACAAACAAACCCTCCTCGGTCGCTTGGATAGCGTTACCGGCAGCAGCAGATACTTTGGCAACCAGTTTGTTGCCCTCAATCGCCAAGCCTTTGCCGATGTCGTTTTCAGTTACAATTCTTGCCATGATTCAATTTCCTTTTTGTTTACAAATGGTCTAATATTGTTAACACGTTGGTAATGTGTAAACCGCGTTGTACAGCAACAGTGAATGTAGCACCAGTATAGTCTAAACCGTCTGATGCACCGGTTTTACCCAACGACACACTGCGTTCCATCACGTCCGCACTCGTGCCGAACTGCACAGGCATAGACTTGCCCAACGGCGCACGGTACACCTTATCTGCACGGAGTGTATGCACACCCTCGCCGTCAACGGCCACATGAGTGAAGTGGTACACGTTGTTATCGCCGAGCGTAGCGTAGATGCCGTTGTTCAAGTCAGCACCATTGTACAGTTCGTTTTGGTTAAAGTTGTCGCCCTCACCGTCGCGTGGACGGATTTTGAGTTCGGGATTACCGGCGTAATCTGACGGGATAGTCAGTTCGATGAAGCCATTGCGCTCAACCGGCGCAGGTTCAGGTGTAGGTTCAACAGGTGCGAACATAGCATCTACTAAACCATAGTATTTACCATCAGTGCCTTTGTAGCCGATGCACACGGCTTCCACGTTGGCGTTGACTGGTTTAGCGAACACCAGTTCCGAGATGTCGCCGATGGCGACGTTCTTGCGCATAGCTAAATCGAACTGCAAAGCAGACACAATCTTAGGTTCGCTTGGGTTGGTCTCGTCAACTTTGACGGTAGTGCCGTCGAGGTCGATGACTTGGATAATTTTCATACGTTGTTCTCCAATAATGTTTAGGCAAAGAAGCCCACTAAGTCCACGACAATACGCCTGCCCACCGGAACACCGCTGATATACACCTCGCGCGTACCGGCGTTGACCCACACCGAACCGAACGTCTCACCGACGTATTGACCTGATTCAATCAAACTAAGTGGTACGGGTGCGTCTGCCGGTAGTCGTGCGATGACACCATTGGTGGTAGCAGTAGCAAGCTTGCCGTCGATATGTATGATACCCATACCGTCCAGCACTTGCAAATACAATCGGTTGTTCGCGTCGATGGTTCTACCAATGTGGTCTGTAAAGCGGGAGGCACTCTCGTATGTCAACCTGTACTTCTTCAACTCTTTCTTCACACGCACCTTATTACGCTCGATAAGGAAGTCGTCCGTGTGCAAGTCCTCCGGTCGAATAATCTTCATACCATCTCCTATACACCGTGTCCCAATGTGGGACACGGTTGCTCACTTAATCAACAACCTTGATGTCAAGGTAGTCCCATGCCACGCTATCCGTCGGCATTGCGTCCGCCGCCACGCGCACAGTCAGCGTCTTGCTGGCTTCGTCATAGCTGGTAGAGGTCTTACCAGTGGACAGATATTGCGGCAAGAACAAGCCGTCAGTGTTGGTAAACGTGAACTCTGCTGCCGTACCACGTCGCACGGTGGCCGTGTACTTGTCGGTACGCAGTTGCGGGCTGTCGATGTACTGTTGCAATGTCATGGCACGGCCTGATACATACTGTGTGTCTTTAGCCCATGCCCGACCGATAGCTACACCGCGCGTGATAGATGACGGTTTAATCACTTCATGGCGGGTAACTTCACTGGTAATGTTCACATCGCCGGATACCACATTGTATGTCCACTCACGGGATTGCATCTTAGGAAACTTCGCCCCTACGCCCAACACGACACCCTGCCATGCACAGTCTGCACCGGCAGGGCGACACCACAGGATACAGGATTCAGGTGCGTTAACCACGTCAATCGCATCAATGGTCGGCTGCTGAATATCATCACGGAACGTGAACGTCTCAGTTGCTGGGTCGAACGTACCCAAGTCCACAATACCGTGAGGTGGGGCAGTGCCGGAAGAACCGTCGGCGAACGAACCCAACGCCACACCATGTGTACCATACACCAGCCCTGCTTGGGGGCTGAACGGAACAGAGCCGTACTCGCCACCGACGACAGTTACCGGATAAGGTTGTTTAGTAGCGTTGTCAACTGCGGTTCTACCGTCCGCTTGGGCGCGTGCCGATATGCGTTTAGTCAAGCTCAGGTTTGAGCGTTCACTCTCATACTTCAGTTCGTTGCTGGTAGATGTAATGTCATGCTGGGAAGCAATACCCATATCCGTAGCGACACCGGTGGTAACTACCACTGTGGACGCGCCTTTCAGTTTAATCTTACGACCGGCGAAGCCCTTACCGTCCGTATAGGTATTAGTGAGCGACATGACGCGCTGCGCGACTGCTGGCTCTTCTCCTTTGAACAGGGCAGCGAACTCGGCGTTAGGCGAGATGACGCGCAGGTCGGTGTTGGTAGCGATGTCGGTAGCGGTAATCAACGGACACTCAGCCGTAGGTTTGTATGTGGTGCGCGGTGTAGCTGTAATTACCATGCTGGTGGTATTGTCGGACACAATCATATCCAAAGAGGAATGCGGGTCGATGTTCGCACCAAACTGCAACGTGCCTACATCTTGTGTTGTAACGTCGAACTCAACCTTAACGACACCACCTTTGCGGAGACCATTCAGTTCGTACAGCACGTCGGATTTCTTCTCGACACTACCCACGCCCACGGAAGAGTGGGTAACGTTGGTAACGGTGTAGCTGCCCTCCGGACGGACGATATTCAGCGTGGTGTTCTCGTTCGTACCCTCGCCCACGTTGCTGACAGTTACCACAACATGAGTGGTATCGCCGTTTACTACCTGTTTCGCTGACGCAGTGATACCGACACCTACTTGTTGGAACACGCTGTCGGTGGAAGCCAGTTGGACGCACTCGCCGTCCTGACTGGCCAGTAGTACCGTACCAGCTTTCCATGCACGTTTAGGCAGCTTGCCGATTGCTTCGCAGTCCAAGCCGCTTGGTTGTGGTTTCGCACGGAGCTTACCGTCCGCAGTCAGTTCCATAGTCTCAGGGTCGTAGTCAACAGCAAAATTGTTGTCTTCCACTTTGATGCCGTCGCCTTTAAGGTCTTCGGCATTTACCTTGAGTGGGCTGGCAGTTGTACCGTTGCCACGCAAACCATCATCGACAGCAACTGGTAACAGGTCGGCTACGTTGACAGTGAACTGTTTGTTTTCCTCGCCCTCGGCGGAGGTGGTAAAGGTCAACTGCTTGGTTTCCGCGTCGTACTGCACGTCGGACAGGAAGCGGTCAGCCTTAGACTTAGGGATAATGTCGGCAAGGTCGAAGTGGTACTGCTTACCATCAGTGTCTGTGAACACGAACACTGTGCCGGTGCGACCTACGGAGGCCAACACCGTAGGCTCGCAACAGGAGGAAGTTTTTTGACATCCTAAAATATGATAACCCATATTGGTCTCCTTATTTAATCTCTTGATTGCCCAAGCTAATCAGCGTAGGGCATGGACACTCGCCACCATTACCGCCGGCGTTTGGTTTACCCTCGGTCTCGGTAGCGGCCTCGATAAATGTAATCACACCAGCCCCCACGCCGTAGCCGATAACTGTACCATCTTTGCGTACAGGGACTGAATGCTCAGGGGCGGACGTAGGGTACACCCATGCCAGTGTCGTACCATCTTTATCTGTTACGGGGACTGTGGCATCAGGGTCGCGCACGTCGTCCGGATGGTAGCCGACCACAACACGTTGGGCCGTACCACACTCGTTGGCCGCCAGCACCAGTTGCGCCGTGGCGTGGTAACGCTTGGTATTAACCATCGGCAGAGCAAGCCCCGGAATCTCGACTTCCAGTTCAGTCTTATCCGACAACGTGATACGCAGCTTACGGTCGATACGCTCGAACTTGGTAACTACTGTATCCACAAGGTCATTGCACTGGGCAACAGTACGTTGCGCCGGTAACGGCTTGTCGTTGCAGTCCAGCAGGCCGCCTTGCAGAGTACCATCTTTGAGCAGTTTGGATACTTCGTCCTGCACGATAAGGCGCAGCATAGTGGTATCAGTTCCACAACTCATGATTGTTCCTCACTATTTACAGTATCCGTAAGTCGCTGTTGCTGTACCAATCGGGTAAACACGCCCAACACGCACAACAGCAGCCCGAACAATGGGCGGTACTTCTCAGGGATGTACTCGCCCAGCATGGATTGGTTCTCAACGAGGTACGGATACAGACCCAGCAAGACCATAGCCCAAACAGACCACATTCTATACCAGTATCGCGCACCACGCACCCATGTAATGTTTTTCATATCAACCCTCTAACTCGAAGTGCGGGCCGTCGATGAACGCAGACTTGCCTTGACGCTTACGCGCAGCCACATAATTCTCGACCAGCTTGGTTGCAGGCGCGGTTGTATCGTTCAGCGCACACCAGCAACCACCCCAACGCACACGGATACCAAGCTCTTTCGCCGCCTTGCGCATGGCTTCGGCGATGGCGTAGAAGTGCCCCCAGTGGAACGATACCTCTTTAGTACCATTGCCGTCGAAGTCGCCCCACGGCAACAGGTCCACTGCGTGACCGAAACCGTCCGCCTGTTTGATATGCTTACTGTTCATGGTACGGCTCGCTCCGGTCTTAACCAAGTACGCTTGACGCTGCTTGGTACGCACGCCCTCATGGACACTGAAGTCTTGAGCGGTATAGGTAATTGCCAGTTTGACGACTTTTACCATATCGGGATGTACGCCCTCCAGCTTGGCGAGCGACGTTTTACCTAAAGTGAAACCTGTCATTTGTTCCCTTTCGTGTTTTGAAGTGTTTGTAAAAACTGAATCAACATAGGAATCAGTTGGGGTACGAGGTTATAAACCACATCGACGGCGTACCCAGCCGAACGTCCAACGACTACCCCGATAAGCAACGCACTCAAAGGGGAATCAGCAGGCACATAATGACTTGCACTGGCAGCCGCCATCGCTCCGATAAGCACATCGGTCAGACGGAGAAACCACCAGTCTTGCGACTTTGCCGCAGTACGCAGACCACCAACCAATCCCCCAAAGATAGCCAAGTTCAGCGGGGTCAGCAAATCTTGCATCTTGCCTCCCCTTATTAACGCGAGCTATTCCGTAATGTCCTGTCTAATGTAGTCAGCGGCGAGCCAACAAATCACACACAGGATAATGTAGGCGAACAACGCCTGTTTATGTACGCCGATACTGGTAAGCCATGCGGCACTGTGGTATGTGAGGACGGCGAGCCATGCCCAAAACGCAGAGGATACGGACAAGACCAGTGCCGACACCCAACGATACTTACACGTTCCGTCGCAGAACAGTCCGATGGTCTGCAACACGGCGAGACAGATGAGACCATAAACCAGCGCAGTCAGATTCAGCGTACCTGCATTATATACCATTGGTAACTTGACAATCGAGTATTTAGCCCCACTTAGTGCGACACAGGCGGAGACGAGGAACATGGTATTAACCAACTCTACCCCGCGTGTGCGCGTGAAAAACACCCAGTTAGCCGTGTCGTGAACCGGACGAGGGATGCGTCGTCTATAAGTGAATTGCTGCATGAATCGCTCCCGTTACCAAAGCTGACACAACCGCGCCGGCAATAACCCCGCGCCAAAAAGTACAGCACCAACACCGCGTACTGACCGTCTTGTTACGAATATCAGTCAGGGTCAGGTCGTACTGCGTCTCCGTCCCCCGACATATCAAATCAGCAAAATCGCCTAGAATGTTGTAACCACAAAGCAAGCGTTTGTACCATTTGACTTGTTCCATATCACTCTCCTATTTAATACCGAGCAAGTTCAATTCAGTGGTAGCCTCGGCACGAATCGCCGCCTTGTTGGTACGGATAGTACGCATATCGGCCCGATAATCCCGAACGTCTTGGTAACGCCCCTCTGCTTCGGCTTGCCTAATCATAGCATTCAACTGCTTGTATGAGTAGCCCATGTCGCTCTTCGCGGCTCGCATTTTCTTATCCGCCTCGGCGTAGATACGCTGCGCTTCCGTCACGGACTGGTCGATGTCGGCGTTGAGGATGTCGAGTGTGCCACCTGCGTGGCGGGTGCTGACGTGCAGCTTCTCGCCCATCTGCAACCATGCTTCTTCCGACTGACCGTCGATATGGATAGGCTTGGTAGAGCGGAACAGCTCGCTGCCAACGATGTCGGCGATACCCATATCACGGTCGGCACTTGCGTCGATACCACGGGTTACGGAACGGTACAGACCGCCAAGATAACCTTGACCCAGCACATCAATCTCGTCGCCGGTCATATCGACCGAGCCACCGGTCGCACCATACAGCATCTCAGCAATGTCAGTACCGGTGCTTGACGCACGGTAAGTGGTACGCTCTACGTCGGCTGCGAACTGGATACGCTTGCCGTTCTCGTCATAGGCGTGTTCCGACTTCAACTCACGACCGAAGATGTCCTTGCCGGTGGTTAAGGCCACGGCAGGTTGGGCAAACGCAGGTGCGGCGAAGAACATGGCATTAGCCACTGCATTGTCGGTGTTGCCCCAGTGTTGGGCGGTCGTCATATCAACCATACCACCTGCCTGTTCGGTCGCAGCGTCGAGGACGTTGCGCTTGCCCATAGCCACACCGACGGCGTTGTCGATAAGCAGCTTGAACCAACCCATCTCGTCAGGGATAGGGATTTGCACGTCGCCCAGCTTCACTGTGCGGTTGCGGTTGGCGATTTGGTAATACTTACTGTTGCCGAACTCGTCGTCATCCTCGCCGCCCACGTTGGCTACGGCGGCCATGAGCAGACCGATACCCATCAGGGCCATGCTGTTGCGACCATGTTTGGTCGATAGGATTTGCGGCAGGGTCGAGAATGTACCTTGCATGACTGCGTTGTGGAACGAGAACATATGGCGAACCATGTTGTCCGCACCGTGCTGTTGGAAGTTACTGGTAAGGTTCTTCGTACCCAAGATAATGGCCGCCGCCTTATCAGCGTTGGCTGGGTTCTTGGCTTGGTCGAACAGGTCAACCAACTGCTCTGCCGTCACGTTGCTCGGTTGTGGACCGAAGACGTGTTCGACGTAGGCACGGAACGAGCCGAGACGCATAGCGGTCTCAGGTGGGTAAGCGATGGTCTCGGCAACACGCGCAGTGATACCACGCGCCTTGCTCACGCCGGTACGCAACAGGTCGGCTTGATGGGGCAGCTTGCCCGTCAGGGCGTTGGTAGCGAACGCATCAGTGTTGAGGTTGTCGCCGAACTGCATACCCGCGCCGAGACGTTGGTAGGCCAACTGCCACGGGTCAGTGTACTGACCGCGAGCCGTACCGAGGAACAGGTTGTGCTTGTCAGGCGAGAACAGGTACTTCAACGCGTAGCCGATAGACTTCATACCAACAGCAGGGGCTGACTTGCTGTCAACGTACTGCTCTCCGATTGCGCCGCTGATATTCAGGTAGCCGGTCATGATGTCGCGCATGAGACCGAACACAGGGTACGCAGGGTTCAACGAGGTTTTGAACTGGTTGAAGTAGTGGTTGATACTACCAATCTTCGCCACTGCCGCGTGTGGTTGCTCTTGGCGCAACGCCTTAGCCGCCGCTTTAGACTTAGCCACGAGACGTACAGGTGTGCCGTTGATATAAATCATGATACTGTCCTGCTCGCCCTTGTGACTGGTTTCCCAATCCAGCACGTTGTCGGCATCCTCGAAGTTGTTGCGTGGGGACACAGGGTCGATAACGAAATGCTTGTTCGGCATACTCATTACCATCAGCGCGAACTGCGACAGCTCGTTATTGGTAAACGCAGTCTTAACCTCTGCTTCCCACACCTTAGCGGTGTTACCCAACACATTCTCTACCGCGCTGGCACGACCGAGCGCGTGGGCCTTAGAGTAGGCACTGCTGTCATCATCGCGCATGGTTACGAAGAACCCACCGAAGTCAACGCCTTGCGCCGCCAGTTCGGGGAATACCAAGTCAAGGTAATCCTTACCACGGTTGACGCGCTCGTAGTAATCCTTGTCGGTCAACACACCGCGCTCGTGCTTCAGCTTATTCACAATGCGGTTGGTCTCGGCTACTTCGGCCACAATCGAACCAATCTTATTGCGCTCTTCGACCGTCAGGTTAGCCAACGCCTGTGCCAAGCGGATACCGCGCAGGTCGTAAGTACCGGCGTTAGGGTCGGTGGTGTCGAGGTCTTGGAATCGGTAGCCGGTCACGGTGTAACGCGGACGGCCTGTGGCTGGGTCGAATAACACGCGATTACCATTCACTTCCTGCCAGTGGCCCAACGACTCGTCGCTGTTCAACAGCACATCGGAGCGGACACGCTCTTCCAAGCCGTGCAGGATACGGTTCACTTTCTCTTGCGAGATACCACTGTCGATGATGGACTGGCGTAGTTTCTCTGTGCGGTCGCGCAGTGACTGCTGGTTAGGGTTGGTACTGTTGAAGTTACGGTGCAGGAACGCGCCGGCCTCACTCTTATCGCGCAGCAGGCGTGTGATGATATTGGTCTGCTTGCCGGTAGCGTCGGCGTACATCTGTTCCACCGCCATAAACGGGGTGTAAATACTTACCCAGTGGGTACGCGCCATCTCTACCACATCAAGGAATTTATCTAAGATTGGTACATAGTTGGCAGGCAGTTTATCACGCAACCAGTTAGTCCAACGTCGCAGGGACGGAGACGACAAGCCCATCTGTTGAGCGCGGTTCAGTACCACCAACTCTTCAGGTGTCAGGGCGCGGTTCGCCTCGGTGCTGTATGTGCTGCCCTCGCGTCGCTCGTAGTGCGCGTTCGGGTACTGCTGCACCAACGCTTCCCATGCTTTGTGCATATCGAGGTCGATGTCGCCAGTGACAGGCTCTTCGTAAATGATACCTTTCGCGCCTGTGGCATCGTCATTCATCTCTACACGGATGAAGTATGCGTCGCCCTTACGGACTTGCGAGATGATACCAACGTAGTTATCCAAGTCAGAGGCGTTGTAGTAGCTGGTGTTCGCGCGTGACGGGTAGATACGGATTTGTCGCACACTACGGCGGACGTAATCCGCCTGACCTTGTGGGTTGCTTGATGGCGGTACTTGGTTGGCGGCCTGCTGTGCTGCGGCTACTTTCTGCGCGTGGGCTGCGGCTTGCTGTTGCGCTCTCCACTTAGGGTCTTTCCACGGGTCGTTAACCGGCAGCAGGGAGTTACGGATTTGCAAGCCCAGTTCGGTCTGCGCCTGCTCGTCGCCTGCGCTCAGTTGGGACAGGATGTTGGCCTTAGATGTAGCGTCCAGTGAGTCGAAGTCAGGATAGATGGAACGCGCTTGGTTGTGGTAATAATCACTACGCGCCTGAGCCGCCTCAAAGCTCATACGTTGTCGATACGCACTCACTTGGTCGGGAGTACGGATACCGGCGGTGTCGTTCGGACGGCGGACTGTTACCACATTCAGGAAGTTGGCCACGTCGCTGTCGCTTGCCTTGCGGTACTTACCTGTCAGACGGGATACCACCTGTTTCAGGTAGCTCACGATACGAGATACCAAGCTGCTTGAGTTGGTAGAGCGCAGGGCGGCAGGGATGTCCATATCCAAGCCCCACTCGTTACGCAGGGTGTTCCAGCCGTCTTTCGTTGTACGCGCAGCGTGAATCTCGGCGAGGGCTTCCTCTACCATAGACTGCTTGTCGATGTTGCCGTATCGCTCGCCGATACGCGCCATCAATGCTTGGACAAACGGGTTCTCCGCCAGTCGGTCCATGTGCTGTGTGTAGTCCGCACCGCGCAACACTTTACCACGCAGGTTCACGTCAACCCCTTGATGGAGCATCTCATGCGCTACGGCGTACACGAACTGTTGGTTCGTCATGTGCGGATGGGCAACAACGTAAATGGTGTTCGGGTCGCCATCGACCACATACGCGCGGGCGTTGCGGTTGTGCAGGTTCTGACTGCGTGGGGATACCCATACCACGTTCCAAGCGATGTCATCGCCGAAAGCGTTACGCAAGGCGTTCGTACCACGAGTGATGGTCTGCTGTTCGATAGCGAAATGTTTTTCCGCATCGGACATAGTTTCCCACGCTGACTGTACACCATCTTCCACCGCACCCAGTTGGTCACGGGGAAACGCTTTGCCGGTGCGAAGCTCGTACCTTCCCCTCATGAGTAGTGTGTGCAGGTCGTCTTGCCCCCCATCAGGGAGGTCCACCGCCGCAGTAGGCGCACCATGTTTCTGCATGGCTCGTGCAGTGTCATGGACTGCTTGGGTAGCGTCAGGCGTTACCTCGTCGAAGAGGGTCAACTGGAGCTTTTTTGCTTCGGCTGCCGCACCCTCCTGCGAGGCGGCTTCTTTGGTTGCTGCACGAGATTCAACGCCATCGGTCAAGGTAGCTTCCAAGTCATCGACCAACTGTTGCGCGGAGGATTCCGCAGTGGCTTGGTCTTGCCCCTGTTTCACATACATATCGGTCAGGCTGGCGACAGCGCGGTCGCGGAAATAGCCCACATCAGTCGGCTCGTCGCTTGTGAATGCTTCAATAAAATTATTCACTTCCACACGCGCGTTGGTTGACTTCACGTCTTTCATCAAACGCATTACGTCCTTACCGGCAGCACCTGCAATACCATTCTGTTCGAGGACGGTCTTGGTCGAGCGCGTGTTGCTGACGGCTTTGGTCGTGCCATCGGCAGGGGCAGGCTGTGCCTGTTCCGCAGTCTTGATTTTCAACAGGTTCTTATCTACCCAAGTACGCGCGGCTTCGAGACGGCCTTGACGTGTTGCATAGCGCAACAACTGGCTGGCAGAATCCAGCAAAGATTTTTCAGTGGTCGTATCCAACGTACCACTCTTAATCAGGTCTTGGGCGCGTTCCAACTGTCCGAGCAACTCGATGGTCGCACGGACACCCTGTGGAACATGAATGTCGCTACGGTTCAGAATATCATCAGCGAAACGGAAACCGGCAGTAGCACGTTCGGCACGTTGCTCAGGTGTGAGCAATTCGTTAAGCGCAACTTTGGCTTGTTCGGTTTTGGCGTAATCGGCCAAGCGGTCGCCCATTGCACGCTGTTTGGTAGCGTCAACTTCAGCGGCCATCTCACGGTCGGCACGAGCGGCATCGGTCTGTGCCACACGCTCTTTGTATGCTTGCAGTGCCAGTTCACGATATACGTCGTCAGGCAGGCGTGGGTCGATATTGCTTGGGATAGCCAGCGTAGGGTTAGGGCTTGGCAAGGCGAGCGGTGCAGTAGGCTGCGCCTGCGTTTGGGCTTGTGCCTGTTGCAATGGGTCAGCCGTAGGCTGTGCCTGTGGTTGAGTCTGCGCTTGGGATTGTGGTCGAACTACACCGGCAGGGTTCTCGATGTCATACCACATCTGACGGGCATCTTGCAGGTGCGCTGTTGCCTGCTCATTGTCTTGCAGGATACGGTCAACGTTGGCACGGTGTTCACGGTATTTACCAGCGGCCTCGACGCTACCACTCACGACACCCAGTGTCGCACCCAGCGTAGCGGCGTTCTGACCGGCGCGGATAACTTCTTTGATGTCGATGTTGTTGGTATTGAACGTACCATCTTTGCCCAAGCCTTGTGTGGCGGCACTGGATACCATACCGATAAGACCCTCTTCGAGGCCCTCGCCGAGCATACCGCTGGTAAGCTGTTTCGTACCGCTGAACACGGCGGACAGCTTACTGGATTTCGGTACAAGCTGGGCAGTACGGGACATCAGGTACTCGGTCGCTTCGCCGAGTACCTCGCGCGTAGCCTTAGACGCTGCGCCGGCGGCAATATCATCAGCCACAGTACGCAGGGCTTGCTCAATAGTGAGACCACTGCCTGACAGTAGGGTTTGGCTCAAAGTGGTATTACCTGCCGCAGCACGACCACCCAAAGCACGGGCAGCAGTACCCTCTACGGTGTTGAACAGCTTACCGCCGAGATAAGTAATACCACCTGTCAGCAGACCGGTGGCAGCAGCCGTAGCCAGTGCATCGTCAGTATATTGTGCAGCGTTAGGGTCATACGCACCCTCTTGGCGAAGCACGTCCATTGCATTACCCGAACCCTCGATGGCAGCAGTGCGTACCAGCATGGACGGGTTCAAGCGCTCGGCGGCAGGTTTCAACACACCCGCAGCGCGACCGAGCTGTGCGCCACCGGCGCGGAGTACATCGTCAGCCAAACCGAAAGTGGCTTTACTCACGCCTTTTGCTGCGCCTTTGACAATACCTTTACCAACGGCGGCTACGCCTTTACCGACGAGGTTCAAACCTTTAGCACCTACAACAACGCCCAGTGCGGAAGCCAGTTCGTCAAACGCCGTAGTAGGTTTGTCGCCAAGTGCAAGCAGGGTCTCTGCCACACCACTGGCTTCGGCACGAGCGCGAGCCGCGTCCTTGTAGTAATCGGACTTCAAATCGCCCCACGCGGCGCGTGTTGCAACAACAGCGTCATCAATCTGCTTGTCCCAGTTCATCTTACCATCGCCGAGACCGGTAAACTCCCACGCTTTTTCCATTGCGTAAACAGGATTGATATTACCAAGGGCATCAGTGTAACCCGCCTTGTCCATACGCTTCGCGCCCTCGTAGGCTGCAATATTGAGCGTACTGGCAAGGTCGGCAAGACCGCCGACGGCACTGTCAGCCAACGAGTTACCAATATCGCCAACCGCGCCCCAAAAGCCGCGTTCTTCTGTATCAAACAGATTTTTGTTGGTGCTGGCTTTTACCACTGCATCCTTGACCTGTTTCTTGATTTGGTCTTTCTGCAAGGCATTCCAGTTCTCTTCTTTGGCTTTAGCGTCCAGCCAGTTATCCAACACTTTGCGATTCCACAAGGTCGCGCCGTTCGGGTCGATACCATGCGTACCATAGTTGAACTTGTCAGCGGAAGCGATGAACTCGTCAGCCCACTTGTTGCCGGTGGACATGGTGGCGGCATTAGCGGCGGCCTGTTGCTGTTGGGCTTGGACCTGTGCCTGTTGTTGCTGCGCCACATACGCGGCTTGCTGTTGGGCGAGCGCGTCCTCCATAGCTTTCTGTGCTTCGGCGATACGCGCTTCAGACTGTTGTTGCTCAAGTGCCAACTGCTGACGAGCCGCCTCGTTGTCTAAGGCGGCTTGTTGTGTCATCGCGGCTAAGTTGTCCAAGTATGATAATGCACCAGTGTTGTATGGCATTTTTAATCCTTAACTGTAATAGGCTGCCCAGTTAGGCTTCGCCACATTGACGAAGAAATCGTCTTTAATGCGCGGCTGGGTCGGGCGTTTCTCGGTCATTATAGCCTCAAGTTCCTCTTTACTCAAAGGGTCTAGTACGAAATCTTGTCTCGTGGTAGGAGCAGTAGGCGACGGAATCTTAGGAGTAACGATGGACTTGTCCGTCATACCCCCCACTGCGCCTGCTGTTGATGGTAATTCCGTTGGCGCGGTCACGCCGGTGGACGCGGCGAGCATCCTGTCGAATTCTTTACCACTGCGCTTCGCTTGGTTGTAGGGACTGGACGGCAGGCTCGCCCACACGTTGCCCAGCTTGGACGCTGCACCTCGGATGTCGCCTTTGAGGATAAGGGGCATGACCCCGCTGTTTACCATCAAACCGATGGCGGCGAGGTCTTGATTCATGGGGCTGAAGTCGTTAAGCCCGTACTGACGTGAGATGCCGTCCCACGTCTTTTGGATAATCTGATACCGACCGGCGGCGGTAGAACCCTGCTGCTTGCCGGAGTTATCGCTGAAATTCCACTTACCTGCGGCGCGTGGGTGGTCGGCGAAACTGGTAAGCTGGTTCGCAACTTTACCACCATATACTGCATAAGGGTTCTTCGCGTCGTATGTACCCTCGGTACGGGACAGCAGCGTCAGCATCTGCTGCACATAGGGGTCGGCTCTATAACGCTCTAGGTCTTGTCGGGTAGCCATAATAGGTATTCCAATCTGCTTGCGCTACGTTGTTGTAGAAGTCATCGTTGGGTACAGCCACTGCGCCCGCGCGTGGTTCGGTAAGCGACAACAGCTTATCCGCCATCTCTTGCTCTTTTACCAACTCGGCGAAGAAGTCCTGTTGCGCTGCTGGTTTGGCAGGAGCAGGAATATCAGGTGTTACCGGCGAAGCGACCGCTGCACCGACAGGGGCGGCTTGGGCGTAGTTACTCATGTCGCCCACCGGTGCGGTGGGCGAGGCCATTGTTCCCGCTTTTGGCAACCACGACTTCTGATACGCGCGGTACGCCGTACCGTCAGGGCGCATAGCCATACCATTCTTGATAACGATGTAATCCAAGTGCGGGCCGGTCGAACTACCGGAGTTGCCGGTGCGCCCGATAACCTGACCCTGCTGTACGCGGTCGCCGACCTTGACGTTCACATCGAACAGGTGCGACTGTTGGGTAATCACGCCGTCGTCGCGTTGGATTACCACTTGGTTGCCGTACCCACGTTGGTTGCGCTTGTTCGTACCATCATTCACGTTTACGACATGGATAACCTTACCCGACATAGGAGCGAGCAGGTTCGTGCCGACAGGTGTGGCGATGTCCACACCTGCATGACTGGTACTTGAGTGTTGGCCGCCTGAAGTGGCGAAGCGGGCGCGAGGCCCTACCCATGACGTGATACGGAACTTATCCGACTGAATAGGTGCGCCCAACCCTAGACCATAATCATAAGTGTACGCGGCCATAGCTTACTCCGTCGGAGAGGTTGGGCTGACATACATATCGGTCAGGGCTTGCATGATACGCTCTTTGCGTGGGTCGCCGTCAGGAAACGCTTTCAACGTAGCTATCATGCTCTTCGCCAGTTGGCTGTCGCCGGTGTTTTCGGCGGAGGCTGCGCGTGTGTCAGCATTCTGTTGTCGCGCACCTGCGTTCATGAGTTGCGCTTGCGCCGTCAATCGTTTGTTGAGCATATCCAACGCAGTCTTCTCTTGGTTCTCCCTCTGTGCGCGTTCGGCGGCGATTTGCTTCGCTACTTGGGCTTGCATATTGAGACCATTTTGGATATTCGCCTGCGCGGTATTATACGCGGCAGCGGTAGGCGAGCCTGAACCATTAATCATTCCGTATGTAGTAACCGCACCCTGCGAAACAGTAGCGGCATGGTTCGGTGTCATGATTGTGCGCGTACCATCAGGATTAGTATTGAGGTAATTGATACCGCCGACTTGATAATCCACGTTTTGTACGTCGCGTACCGGCGTAGCAGAACCACCTAACTCGTTAGCTTCCACGATACGGCTTTGCTGTACCGCGTCCAACTGTGGCAGGATTTGCGTCATCTCATAACGGTTTGCCAAGTTGTAGTCGCCACTCTCCAGCAGCTTGGACTGCACTGCCTGCTTCATGGCAAGGTCGAAAGAGATACCATTTGCTTTGGACAAGGCATGGGCGCGGGCGCGGAGGTTCGGGTCATTCATCGCGGCGTACATATCGTTCACGTCCTGCGCCTTAGTCGCGGCGGACAGTGCCGCTTGATTGCGGGCATGTTGGCGGTTCAGTGCAGCCAGCATAGCGTTACTTACCACAGGTACTGCGCCTGTCGCGGCGGCTGCTGCGTAGCGGCGACCGAAGTCGATAGCAGCGTCGCCACCATCAAGGGCATCTACACCTTGCGAGGCGATGAAACGAATATCGTTCTGTTGCGGACGCATCTTAGGTACATCAACGCGAGGTAAGGATTCTACCGAGACGATGGACTGCGGAGCAGCTACCTGTTGGGGCTGGGTCATGGAAGCGACCTGTTCCGCCGACTGTGCTGTGGCTACGGGTTGTGCCACCACCTGCGCCTGCGGTTGTACCACGGGGGCAGGGCCATTTGCTGCATTGCGGAAGCGTTGGAACACACCCATAGGGTCTGCCGGTGGGGTGTTCGGGTTCAGGTACATCGGGACGGCCTGCGGCTGTGCAGCAGGTACGCCGACATAGTTAGGCGGCAGTTGGTACAAGGAATACCCACGCAGGGTGTCGCCGAACTGCATAGGTTGCGGACGCTCTGCTGCGATAAACGGTGTGCCTTGAGGATTAACGGTATTAGGTGCAAACAACGGTCTGCCCACTAAACCACTACCGCGATAAAAACTTGGGTGTCCTACGGTTAAATCTTCAGCCATGTCAGCCCCCTATTAAAATCCTGTAAATTGATAACCGCTGTCCATGACAGGCACACCTGTGTAGCCTTGCGGCGTAGTGTACGAGGTCAGACCAAACTGTTGCTGTTGCGATGGTGTCAGCCGTTGCGTACCAGTTACCTGTGGGGCAGTCGCAGCATAGCCACCATACAGAGCAGGCAGTGTAGGCTGCGCTTGTGATGGAACTTGCAGGGCTTTGGGTTGGGTCGCAGACAACGCTTGGTCTTCGCCGAACACGAACTCTTTACCATTCTGTCCGGTGTTCTGATAGCTGCGTAGGTTGTCTTGCATATTTGCTGTAAAAATCTGCGCGGCCTGCGCGTTCAACGCCTGCTGTGCGTCGCGGGAGTCGAACAGGTTTTGTAAGCCTTGCAGACCGTAAGCGGACGCAATCGCATTGACCTTGTAGGGGTCAACGATTTGTTTGTTCTGAAATTCGTTAAACGCGTTCTGCGTGTTCAAACCTTGCAGCATGGTGTTCTGCCACGCAGGACCAATCTGTCCCAACTGTGAGAAGAAGTTACCACCGCTGCCGAACCCCATAGACGGGGAGTTCATGCCGATAAAATAGCCTGCCATTACTCATTCCTCATAAGCGTCAGGGGCGACCGCTAATGCGGGCAGCCCATAGTAAGTGTACGGGTCTTCGCGGTCAGACGTAAGGTCGCGCACCATGTGCGCTGCTGCGTCATATAAATCCCCGCGCGTAGGGTCAATCCCAAGCACAACAGTATCATACCATTCTTCTGCTTGGGGTTGTTCGGTTTCAGGAGGGAATAACCCCTCCATCGGGTCGTTGGTCCACATGATTAGAACAACGCGTCAAGGGAACTGTCGCCACCGCCGCAGTCGTTTGCTTTAGCCGCAGCCGGCTTACTGTTCCATGCGAACAACAAACCGGTAATCATGGTCGCCAGTGTACCCCAGTCTGCCATAGACTCTTTCGCTGTTTTACGCAGGCTGTCAGCCAACCATGCAGCGTTCTGCCCGTGCGAGGCCAACAGGTCTGCCCCCAACTTGAGCGAGGTCTGTGCGTCTGCGGTGTAGCTGGTGTACTGTTTGAGGCGCACGTCGATAGCAGTGGTGTCGTAGGCACGAGCCGTAGCGTTTCGATTCTGCCGTGTTTTTTCCATAAGCTCAAAGGTCTTCATCTTGAGGTCGGCATCAAATTGAAGTTTCTTCAAGCGTTCTTCCTCACGCAGTTTGTTCGTCTGCGAGATGATGGTGTTCTGCGTAGCGACTGCCAACTGCCCGCGCACGTCGCAGTTCCAGCCGGTGTTATACCGGTTGTTCATACGGCAAATCTTATCAAGCTCTTTGTGCGCCGCAGCCTCCGCATCCGCCGTCACACGCGTGAGGATACCATCATAGTCTGTCTGCCAGCCACACGCAGACAACTGGCAAATCTCGTCGGCCTTGTCATTGATACATGGCTTCAACTGCTCGCCATAGGCGTACTCAACATCGCCGCGTTGCCAGTTAATCGTGTTGCGCTTGTCGAGGTCGTCCATCGCACCATCCGCTTTATCACGCAACTTCGGTACACGGGCGTTCTCGATGTCCGCCATCTCTTTCATCTTCGCCATCACATCGCGCCATTTGCTCTCTGCGCTCTTGGCCTCCTTGATGACTTTCTGACTGGACAACTTACCGATGATGTTACCAATGACGGACGACAGCGCGAGCCATCGACCATCATCACGTTTTGGTGGGCGTGGGTACTGGACGATATGGGGTGCGGTTACGGCGACAGAGTTCGTGCCGGACGGAGCATTTTCCTTAATCTCTACCTTGTTGTAGATTGGAGTGTCCTCGGTCTTGCCGCCGCCTTTACCACCGCTTTTACCGCCACTGTTCTTATTGATGATAGTCATCTCGCCTCCTACGCGTGACCGCCGTCATTCTGTAAATCGTTATGGGATTTCTGCAAATGCAGTTCCCGTATCTCAATATCGCTTTCTACCATAAACGACCATTCGATTGCCCGTCTGCGTTTCTTCAGCATTACCGGTGCAAGGTTGCGGATGGGGCGGGTATAGATTTCCTCGCCATCGGCATACAAGCGCAGCACCACACGCGGAGACAACTCCATCAGGTCAGCCATATGCTCACGCGCTTCAGGGTGGGTGTCGAAGAACTGTACAGGGTCAAGTCCGCAATGGGTGCGCTTCCACACGGCGAACTTAGTGCGTAACTGCTCAAGCTGGCGATACTGGCGCGGCAGGTCGTCGCTGACGACTTTGAACACTGTCGGAAACCAATAGGCACTGTTCACTTCAATGCCTGACTGCCAGCGGTAGCGCATAGGCTTGTCGCCCGCACCCCACTTATACACGCCAAACCCCATCAGCATAAGCATACCGGTCTCAGGGTGGGCGTAGGCCATCTTAACTGGCAGTGTCAAACGGCTCAGGCTTGGGTTGCGACGCTTATCGGTAGTAGGCAATACCAACAACAAACCTTGTCGGATTGACGCGGAATCGTACCACATAAACACTCGTTGGTCGTAGCCGGTAAGCCGCATGGTGTACGGGTTATACCCCTGCCACTCACGCTCTGTCATGTAGTCCTCGGTCATCATATTCACTGACGTGCCGGTAATACCGACAAGACCGTTCTCTGCGGTATAGTACACGCCGCCGGCGAGCGTACACCAACCGAACGGAGACAGTGCAGGATACCAATACTCAAGCTCTTTTACCGTCGTCTGCGCGTCATCGCGCACGTTAAGGGTGTATGGGTATCCGACAGTGCCTACCACGTTGTCGAAGTGGGTGTCGCCCTCCACACGGGTAGTGTGCGAGGCAATGAACTGAATCTTGGACGGCAGGGTTACGCGTGTCGCAGGTCGGTACGCGTGGGGCAGTCTAGGCTCTGATACCCAAAACTGATTGTTCGTCCACACGATAGTCTGCATATTGCGAGTGAGGGCAACTCCATCCAAGCACTTGTTCGGCGGCAGGTGGTCTTCGGTGGAAAGCACCTCGCCTAAATCCTGCGGACACTTATCGTCGATAAACGTGTTATCAGCAATGACATCTTCGTCCACATACAACCATACCGCCTGACCGTCACTGGTGGTGGCGGAGCGATACCATCTACGCTTCACTGCGTTCTTTGGCGGCGTGTTCGTATCTACTACGACCGCGCCATCGCCGTTCTTGATGTCAACCAAGTTCGATACAGGACTGGGCGCACTTTCCTCGCCGCACTCATTCACATACGTTACACGGTAGCCGCGCACTTCGGGTGCGTCGCCCCAGTCAGAGCAATCGCCGGACTGTTCCATGTCTGCGCATCGGTTGTCCCACTTGGACACACAGCCCCTGTTCGGGGCTACGGCGACAGTAGGGGCTTCTTCAGGCGGGTCGATACCAACAAATGTCGGGCCTGTACCAGCGCGTACCATGCGTGATGACAATCGGTACAACTGCCCGTCGCGAACGAACAGCACCGTGTCAGCACCTGCACTCTCGCGCGGGTCGCGTACCCAATGCACATCTTGGGGAAACCCAACCATGTAATCGCCGACTGGAATTACCATCTTCGCGGAAATGGGAGAACCCCGCTCGTCAACCGCGTGGGCGAACAGGGCAGGGCTTCGATGTGGGCGGAGCATACCGCCATACAAATCAACATTCTCGGCAAGCTGCGCATTCCGCGAGCCTAACGCCTGCGGTTTTACTTTGGGCATCTCGCCGCCGAAATCCAAGAATCTCATTAGAAGTATCCTAACGCTACGACCCCGCCATTATGCACAAGCTCAATTACAGCCTCGGTGGAAGAGTTCGGGTTGTTCATTATCAGCAGACCATTGTCGGGAATTTGCTGTCGTCCGCCCAACATCGCGCCATTCTTGCGGAGGTACACTTCGGCTTTCGCAGGCCCACCGATATACACGCGTCCGTTGGAATACAACATGGAGAACGATGCGGTCTGACCTTGCGGACCGCGTGGGCCTACGGTACTACCGGCGTTGAGCTTATTACCATCGGTCAGCGTCACTTCCAAGTTACCGTCAACAATATTCATATCGGCAATACCGACACCGGCTACGGGTTTCCATGAGCCGATACTGCGCTTCACGCCCTCGCCGCTTGTGATGTACAGAGTGAACGTACCTGTGGCTTCATCGCGCTCCATGCTAATCGCGCCAGCGTCCTCGCCTTGAGGCCCAGGCGGGCCTTGAGGCCCAGGCTCGCCTTGGTCGCCCTTTTCGCCTTTCTTACCCTGCGGTGGGACAACCGTACCAATGGTATGCACCTTGCCTTTGCTGTCCGTCCACGTCAGCGTATTGGTGTCGTCAATAGAGATGCTTGTTACACTCAAGCCGTCTTTACCATCGTCGCCACGTTCCCCAGGTGGCCCGCGCCTACCCACGCCGGCCTCGTCTTTACCTGAACCACAACCGCAGTCGCCGCCCATATTCAGTTTGGTGCAATCCAAACTAAGGGTGTTCGTCTCGCAGTTATAGACCAATGGGTCTTCCACGTTCAGACCAATCTCACGCGCCAGTGCCTGCACATATTCCCGACCGGAATCGAGATAGGTCACTCGGGCATTGCTGGAGATACAGTCGCAAGGGTTAGTGCGCTCAACCGTCAGGTCGTCGCCGTCACGAGCGATAACGCGCATAGTCTCACAGCACTCGGTGTCGCACGTCTTCACGATGACGAAGAAGTATTGTCCCTCTGCCAACGGCGGGAATGAATTACCCTGATTACGCATCAGGTGCAGCACAGTATCGGAAGCACCTAACGGGTGCGACGTGTACCCATAGCCGAGCTTGTCGCAAGGCAGGGTCTGCAATCGTTGCTTACAGGCGTTCATGTTCTTCCTTAATCATCTGTTGGACAAGTTCGCGCAGGATACTGCCGGTAACTTCCGTGCGTACACAACTACCAAAAGGGAATGAGGTGGCTGTCGTACCATGTTGCCCGCGCTCAACGTGCAGGGTCAAAGTGCCGGTACGTTGCAGTTTTTCGGTGTGCGTGTACTTAACTACTTCGGTCATGTGGCAGGCTGAGATAATGAGGTATGCGTAATCGCCCTCGCGCATCTTGTTCAACTTATCAGACAGTCCATGCTCGTTGGATACCACCAACGAGTTCGAGGTCGAAGCGAACGCGGCAGACAGTCTGCTGTCAACAAAATCAACATGGGTTACTTGCATTTCTTCTCTCCATCTACCGCTGTAATTCGGCCATCTTCGCCGATTGTGATACAGGTGCTGCATGACAAGCAATAAGTACCGGCGGCTACGGTTGTCGGGGTTTGGCCCAACGCACACTGTTTGGTGTACTCGCAAATCTGTGCAGGATTCCATTCAATCTCAATGCAACTGTTCGGACTCCACGTCTGCGCCACAGTATTATCCTGACCGCGAACAACGTGCAGGGTGTCCCCTTTTACAGCCATCAGCTTGACGTGTTCGTACTTGCCGTTGCTACGGATAGTCGCATAGCAGTAATCGGTGTCAGGGAGGCGGAAGCGCAGGCCCTCGCCAAAACCCAAAGGAATCTCGGTCGCCTCGGCAGTCAGGCTTTGCGCCAGCTTACCGTGACTAGACCACTTACTTACATTCAGAGCCATTATCACAACCTCCGCACTCCGCTTCGGGAGCAGTCTGTTCAAAATCAGGCGTAGCAACGCAACCCTCACAATGCGGAGGTGCTTCACATGGCAACTGCGCCAGCTTAACTTCTTCTGTTACCATGCGTGTCCAACAACCGCGTTTGCGGAATAAAAGGGTAAAACACTCACAGTCATTTACAACCACGTCTGCCTCGTAGTAACCGGCGGGCAGTTGTCTAAATTCTTCCGACCAAACGAAACACACGTTGCCCCTGTTGTCCACACGGGTCGGGCATTCTTCTACCAAGACGCGGCAGTTGCCCTGTCTGCGCACTTTCATGACGATAGCGTAGATATGCGCCGGCACTTTTGTGATGTCACACCCGACATACTGGAACAACGAGAAGCAACGTTCGCATTCATCATTGCTCAAGCACACCGCGTCTTTCGCGCGTACTTTCGGCGGACACTTCGGTTCGCAGGGGTTGTTGCACGGTTGGCAGGTATCGACGCAATCGAAGTCGGGCTTCGGCGCAAAGCACCCGTCATCGTCATGACAGGTCGGCTTGAAGTTGTATAGGGTCGCCATACTTACCTCACAGGAAACAACCGCCGTGCATGAACATTGGTCGGTTGGTATGGTTTTGGAACTCTTCCGCGTGGGCGATGTTTATACCACGCAGAAACTCTTTATTGTAATACTGGGCGTATGTCGCAGACTGGCTGTCGTTCTCCATCGGAATCAGATACAGTGAGGCCAACACGCCGTTCAGAATATCGTTACGGTACTTGCCGAAGAAGTGGTGCGGAATATCGCAGTCCTGACCTGTCGGTGTCCATGAATAGACAACGCAATACTTACCGCTGCGTACACTGCCGCAGCCCTCGAAAGAGATGGCAGGTTGCTCGAACTGAAGCTCAACCCAGTAGCCGTTGCCGAAACGTTCTTCTGCTGGAGGTACGACACACCAGTTGCGGTCAAGCAACGGGTGGCGGTCAGGGTCATTGGTAGAATGCACAGACTTAACCTGAACGATAGTGCGACCGTCAGGTAGGTCAATCACATAATCATTCGTACCACACTCCGCGTCAATGTACGCTTCGTCTTTCAACAGATGCGTCTCACGGAAGAACCGTGAGACTGCGTTGAGGATGGCGTTCTCAATAAAGCTGCTGGGCATATTGGGGAACGTGACGAGGGCTTGATTCTTAAGCCATTCAAACCAATTCATTTCTTAGCTCCAATCCTCAATTCAGGAACGCGTGTAACGGCGTAGCGGTTGCTCGCCTGCTTCGCATCCATGCCCAACAACGTAAACGCATTATTCCAATGGACAGCACTGCGGTCGCGCGACGGTACACTCTCGGTGTCAACGCCCCAAGCGTAGTACAACATAAGCTCGAAAATCACTGGGCGCAACTGTGAACCTAAATCCACATCAGAATCGAGGCTGTCAATCTTAGGCGGACTGAAGCACATCAATTCCAACGTGCCGTTCACGCCGTCGGGGACAGGCGGGTCAACATACAAGATGTTGTTATCGTTAGGGTCGTAGCTCCAACTATCCATATTATACTCGGCAGACGTAGCCTCCGCGTGGCAATCCTTACACCCAATCTTACCAACAAGATGCAGGGCATTTTTACTGGTTTGACGTGGAAAACTTTTCACACGACCTTTGCTGTCAGCCTGTCCTAAGACAGACGATACATCATGGCACGCCTCCGGTACGGTTTGCAGACTACCCGCGACCAACGGCATAGACGTGCGCTTGATGAACTTCTCGCGCTGGGCGTTAGCAACAATCTCCACCGCCAACCGGAAGTAATGCAGCAAGTCATCTTCCGTCCAATGCTCAAACGGAAAATCGGGGTCTTGGTCCACCAAGTAATTGCTTACTTCCTCGACCAGTGCGCGGGGAGAAATCATTACTTACCTTTCTGTGAATTAGGCAGCACCGCTTTCACAGCCGCCTGTGCCATCGGCACATGGGACATGGCATTCTGCGCGGCGACATCGGCTTCACGTTGGGCAACTGCGGCTTCCGCCTGTTCCAACGTTTCCACAACTTTATCTGAACCATCAGGGTTCAAACCTTGAGCGACATGGAACTTCGCCCATGACGCGTTAACTTCTTCCTGTGTGTACAGCGGAGTCAGTCGCTCACGCGCTTGGTCGGAAAAACGACCGCTTACCACAGGTAACGATACATAGCCGGTTTCATCGGCATAGGCAATAGGGGTATTACTTGGCATTTTTATGTCCTTGTTTGGGGTATAAACGCCTTGATTTTAACGTACTAAAAACCCCACCGCAAGGGTGGGGTTTGGTTATAACCATCTAGGTTACATACATTCAGGGTCAGGGTAGGTGCTGTCGCAAGCAGGTTCGCCACAAGTGCAACCACGAGCGTCGAGGAAGTCAACCACTTCAACAAACGCAGAGATACACGCCGCGTCAATACCACTACCATCAACAACGGTCATACGAATAGAACCATTGTCGCCCAAGTACGCGCCCAAGCTGGTAATAGCGGTAGTCGCGCTGTCTTTCTTGGTAACTTTACCATCGCCGTCTGAATCTTTTTTGGTGCTGGACTTGGCGTTTACGGCTTTGCCGAACTCCAATACGGTGCGACCGATTACAGACAGGTCGATTTCTTCGGTTTCATCAACCAAGTTTTCGCCGTCATACAGACCAAACTTCACTTTACCGGCAGTGGTAATCGCGCCTTTTTCATCACGCGCACCGGCTTGTTTTTTGTTGTGTACAACCAACGCATCAACGCGGCTGTCAGCAGACAACAAGTGGGTGTGTACGATGTCGCCAGTGGCAAAATGGCCCTCCATTTCGCGGAAGCGAGTCCACTCGCCTGACGCGCCGTCATACTCGAATGGCACAACGAAGTGGCGGTTTGGTAAGTGGCCGGCATAGCGTACCAATGGGTTGCTGTTGTCGGCAATGCGGGAATGACGGTGGCCCACATGACGGGCATCGCCACCCAAGAATAACTTGAATACTGTCATGTCAATGCTCCTTATGCGGCAAAGTCAAGAGTTGCGTACAGAGTGGTAATACATTCAGGACGAATGACTTTAAAATCGTAAACCTGAAGTGTACGCCAGAACTGACCGAAGTGGTTGGCAACTTTTTCGATATGCTCGTTTTCGGTAACTTGCATTACGAAACCAGTTGCATCTTTGCGGCCTGCGAAAATGGTGTAAGCGATACGACCACCCTCGTTGCGTTGCGGCATATTGTTCGAGAAGATAATCTCGAAGCCCAACACGTTAGGGATTTTAGTACCCAAGATGATGGACTGTGAAGTGCCGGCGGCGCAGGCGTTAGTCAAGATTGGGTTGGCGAAGAACAAGTCCATTGCTTCAACCGGCAACACAACATACAGACCATTGGTGTCCACGTTTTGCTCGGACAGTACGGTACGCATTTGTGACAGGTAGCGAACGATGTTGTCTTTAGTCAGAACAACAGGCGCACCAGCCGCACCAAAGTCAAAGGCGTGAGAACGACGACCGGCTTTTCGACCACGGTTGCAAGCGGCGGCAGCCAAAGGTACTTCGGTCAACACTTCAACGTCGATACGTTCTGCCAGTTTTTGGGTAACGTCAGCTTGATATTCTTTCAGCAACGCAGGCAGTTCGTCGATAGAACGAGAATCCAGTTTGTCCAACTTGATGTTGGTGTACAACGCACGGTTCACATTCATTGTGATAATGCTGGTGTCGAAAGTGGAAACTTCCAACTCCATGTTTTTGATGTACTCAAAGACTTCGGCTTCAGGAGGACGGCGGAAGATAACTTCGTCGCCCTTGTTGCGGATTTCTTTTGGTACAATATCTTGGCTGGTAATCAAGCCGCTCACAGTCATGCTGTTGAAACGTTTTAAGAAGCCAGCCGCATATACTGGTTTAGTCAACGCAGACACCAACTGTGGGTAGCCACTCGCCGCTGCCAGCAAAGGTTTGCTCTGTACAGGCATAATTTTACCTCATGTTAAAAGAGAGTTAGTCCATCACCGCTACACCGTTGAGTAGCGCAGTATTCCAAGCGTCTTCGTATTTAGCGAATTGCTCAGGCGACATTTTGCCATTGGAGAAGTCTTGCAGGGCGCGGTTATACGTTGACAATTTCATGCCACGTTTTCCTTTAGGCTGGGCGGCGGTAGCCTGTTGGGAATAGTTGATTGCATTGCTTCGGCCAGGCGCGGTCAGTTGCTGTTGCGGAACAGCTTGTGCAGGTTTGAATCCTGACAACAAATCAACAACGGCATCTACGTTGCCTGCGGCTTCTGCATTCTGTACCAAAGCTGCGCGGGTCAAACCGCCGGTATTAGGTACGACTGCGTTGTAATACTGTGCATACTCCGCAG